AGTCTTGGTGACCGTGTTGAGGTCGACCCCGGGACCTAACTCGATCACGTCGGGCCTGGCCCGCATCTGCCCGGCCGAGTCGAGGTAGATCTCTCGACCGATCGTGCTGACCGTTCCGTAGAGGCCATCCAGTGGCGGGGTGCCCCAGACCCCCGAGAGCGGCAGGCCCGCCGCCGCTGCGGGCTCGAACTCCCAGTGGTTGGTCCGCCAGACGGGGATGTCCCCCTCGACCAGCGGTTGTCCGGCTCGCACATCCTTCAGTCCGGTCAACGACTGGGTGGCCTGACCGGTGATCTTGCGCTTGTCCGTCGCGGTGCCCGCACCGGAGATGGTCAGGTTCAGGGTCGGGTCGTCCACCACGTCGAGGTTCAGCAGCGGGTTGCCTCCCGGGACACCGATCACGTAGGGCCGGGTCGGGGAGCCGTTGCCGACGACGGTGATGGTTCCGTCGGGGGCGGCCTTGATGATGCAGGAGCAGGTCCCGGTCCCACAGGCGCACCTGGACATCGGCTCTCCGCTCCCCGGGTTCACACCGGCTGTGGCCCCACCGTGCTCGGCGGCCGTCGATCCGTTTGCGGTGGCAGTCGGGCCACGCGAGTTGTCCCGACTGCCGTGGCGAGTCTCGCACAGGCAGACACAGCGAAGTATGTAGTCGTATCCTCAGCCCATGGTGACCAGGCAGGACCGTTCAGCCCCGGGGGGCGTGGCCGAAGGTCGTCCTGCCAAGAACGCGGGCAACGATGCGATCGCTGCCCGTCGTCGCAAGGCCGACGCCGCGCTGAGCATGTCCCTGTCCGGGGCCACCTGGGGCGAGATCGCGGAGACCCTCGGCTTCGCCACCCCCCGGCAGGCGCGGACAGCCACCGAGCGGGCGCTGATCCGCCAACTGGAGCGCGACGACGACCGGGAGAAGATGCGGGCCATGGCCGGGGCCCGGCTGGAGCGGCTGTTGCGGGGCATCTGGACCAAGGCCATCAACCCCGAGGACCCCGAGCAGATGACGGCGGTGAGCAGGTCACGGGAACTGATTGCAGACCATTCCAAGTTGTTCGGCCTGAATGCGCCGACCGAGTTGATGGTGCATTCCCCGACCCAGAGCGAGTTGGAGGACTGGGTGCTGCGGATGACGGCAACCATGGTGCCCGAGGTGATCGAGGACGACATCTTCGACGCCGATGTGGTCGAGGAATCTCAGGGTCCTGAGAATGCCCTTCCGGCTTGACGAGAAGTACGGCGAGTTCCGTGCCAAGATCCAGTTCACCACCGCTGCCTGGATGCCCTACAAGATCTATCAGGCCTGTCTGGCGACCGGCATTCTGAGCAATACCCGCTATTGCCAGTTAGCGGTCTGCGAGGCATTAGCCCGTGACCTCGGACTGGACTATGAGGAGTTGGTCTCCCAACTCCCCCGACCCCGCACGGTGGCCAACCACCTGTTCAATCCGGTGGCCGACACCGTGCCGGGGGTCAAGCCTGCCGACGGGGAGCGGCTCTCCCGCCATACTCGGATAATGATCGGGCGACCCGGCCAGGGCAGCACCGATGAGGAAGTGCGGTGACGACGATGGGCACTGGTCCTACACTGGTTGCGTGCAGAAGGTCCGCTGGACCCAGAAGTGCGCCGGAGGCTGCGGCACTCTCCTCACCGTCGGCGTCTATGCGACACGCCTGCACTCCGGACTGTGGTGCACCCCATGCCTAAGGCGCCACCAACTGACGTGTCAGGTGTACCGCCCGAACTGATCGGGATGTTCCGGCAGTGGAAGCCCGAGTACCAGGCCAAGGCCATGGCCCTGTTGAAGGAGTTCGAGGGCAAGGACTGGCACCCGTTCTTCTGCCCGGTCCCCACCTGCGACGGTCAGCCGCACGACGACTGGACCTGGCCGCACGCCCGGGCTGACCAGAAGCCACCGCCGATGGGCTCCCCGGACTGGTTCACCCTGCTGTTCTCCGGTGGTCGAGGCGCGGGCAAGTCGCGCACCGGGTCCGAGATCACCCACCGGATGACCGCTCACGTCCCCCGCCTGATCCTGATCGGCGCCACCGGCCCGGACCTGCGCGAGACCATGGTCGAGGGCGTATCAGGGATCCTCGCCACGTCTCCTCCGGGGAAGCGCCCGCTGTACGAGCCATCCAAGAAGCGGCTCACCTGGCCCAACGGCTGCATCGGCCAGGGCTTCTCGGCCGAGGAGCCGGACCGTCTGCGTGGCCCCGAGTCCGGCTTCGTCTGGGCCGACGAGCCCGCCCACTACCCGCTGGTGGAGGAGGTCTGGTCGAACATGCAGTTGGGGCTGCGGATGGGCTCCCGCCCCAAGATCGTGGCCACCACCACCCCGAAGCCGACCAAGTGGATGAAGGAGTTGATCAAGGACCCGCTGACCATCACTCGACGGGTCTCGACCTACGCCAACATCGGAAACCTCGCGGAGGCGTTCAAGCGCACCGTGCTGGACCGGTTCGAGGGCACCCGGCTGGGTCGCCAGGAGTTGCACGGCGAGATCCTCGAAGATGTCGAGGGGGCGATGTGGGCCTGGGAGATGTTCCAGTGGATCGACGAGGCACCCCCACTCCAGCGGATCGTGGTCGGGGTGGACCCCGCCGGGAGCAAGAACAAGTCATCCGACGAGACCGGCATCGTGGTGGTCGGGGTGGGCTACGACAAGCACCTCTACGTGCTGGCCGACTACACCGGGAGGTACTCCCCACGAGGCTGGGCCACGAGAGCCAACGAGGCGTACGAGGAGTTCGCGGCGGACGCGATCGTGGCCGAGAAGAACTACGGCGGCGAGATGGTGAAGCACACCCTGGAGACCTCCGGCTACGGCGGGGCCCGGATCATCCTGGTCGACTCTCGCCGAGGCAAGGAGATCCGCGCGGAGCCGATCGTGGCCCGCTACGAGAGGACGATGGTGACCCACGTGGGCAAGCCCGGCACGCTGGCCGAACTGGAGGGTGAGCAGACCTCCTGGGTGCCCGGCCAGGGCCCCTCGCCGAACCGGGTGGACGCCCTGGTGCACGCGGGGACCGACCTGTTGAAGCGGCTGGAGCCCGCCGCCATCTCGTCCCCGAATACGTTGATGCGTCGTGGTCCGCGCCATCTGCGGGCCGTCGGATGATCCCCGACCACCCGTGGTGGGTGTGGGCGCTGGCTATCGTCGTCGGCACCGTGTCGGTGGCCAGGACTGCCCGGCTGCTGGTCTGGGACTCGTTCCCCCCGGTGGAGTGGCTGCGGTTGAAGTTCTTCGTCCGGGCCGGTGACTCACCGTGGCGGAAACTCGGTGAATGCGGCTTCTGTCTGGCGCCCTACCTGTCACTGGGAATGGTCGCCTGGGCACTGCTGAGCAACCTGCACTGGACCTGGTGGGTGATCAACATCTGGTGGGGACTGGTCTCCTACGGAGCCGCCATCATCGTGTCCTATGACCAGCCGTCGGACGGTAGTGACTAAGCGGTCCTACCCGGACTGGACTGCGCTGTGCGAAACTCACCGGTGTAATACCACCGGCGGAGAGAGTCACCCATGCCCCGACGTAAGGCTGAGCCGGAAGCGGTGGTGATTCCCACTTCCTCCATGGTGGCTTCGGCCACCCGCTATCCGGGGAAGGCGGCGCGGATCTACCAGCCGCGCCAGGACTGGCAGGCTGAGTGCTACCGGCACTACGGCATCTGCGGCGAAGCGCGGTTCGCTGCCAAGTTCTTCGGCCACTCGGTCTCCCGGGCCTCCCTGTTCGCCGCCGAGATCATCGCGGGCACCACCGTCGCCACCCCGGCCGGAGCGAGCGCCGACGCGCTGGAGGCCCTCTTCAACGGCAAGGACGGCCAGACCCAGATGCTCGACAGCATCGGGACCCACCTGACCATCGCCGGGGAGTGCTACCTGGTCGGTCGCCAGGTCGATGGCGTGGACACCTGGGAGATCGTCTCCTGTCTGGAGATGGTGGTCGCCGGGGAGAACTGGCAGATCAACTACGGCAACGGACTGCCGGTGGTGCAACTCACCGAGTCCGACGTGGTGATCCGGATCTGGCTGCCGAGCCCTGCGCACCGGATCGAGGCCGACTCTCCGTTCAAGGCGCTGCTGCCGATCCTGAGCGAGATCGAGTGGCTGACCCGGCACGTGTTCGCTCAGATCACCAGTCGGCTGGCGGGCTCCGGGATTCTGATCATGCCCCAGGGGATGACGTTCCCGCCGCCCCCGAACGCGGTCACCGCCGATGGCACTGAGCCCGCCAGGCCGACCAACGATGCCGATGCCTTCATGGCGACCCTGGCCGATGCCATGATGTCGCCCATCGAGGACCCGTCCTCACCGAGCGCGATCGTGCCCATCGTGGTCACGGCCCCGGACGACACCATCGACAAGCCCCGGCTGCTGACCTTCTGGTCGGAGTTGGACGCGGCCAGCATGGGTCTGCGCAACGAGGCCATCCGCCGGTTCGCGCTGGGCATGGACCTCCCCCCCGAGCAGGTGCTGGGGATGAGCGGCACCTCCTCGGGTGGCGGCTCCTCGGGCTCGGTCAGCCACTGGGGCGCATGGCAAGTTGAAGAGTCAACTATCAAGTTGCACATCGAGCCGATGCTCGATGTGATCGTCAACGGCCTGACCGTCGGCTACCTGCGTCCGTTGACCACCGACCTGTCGATCGTCGCCTACGACTCCTCCGCGCTGCGGCTGCGGCCCGACCGGAGCAAGGAGGCCTTCGAGTTGTACGACCGGGGGCTCATCTCGTCCTCCGCGCTGCTGCGGGAGAACGGCTTCGACGCCGACGATGTGCCCGAGGCCCAGGAGTTCGTCCGCTGGCTGACCATCAAGGTGGCTTCCGGCTCGGCCACCCCCGAGCAGGTCCAGGCCGCGCTCGGGCAACTGGGGGTGGACCTGGGTCCGATCGCCCAGCCCGAGGCCGTTCCACGTGAAACGCGGCCCGACCCCTCGATCGAGGAGCATCCCACCCGGCCGAGGACACCGGACGAGAACGCCCTGGTGGCGGCGAGCGAGGCGCTGGTCTTCCGGGCCCTGGAGCGGGCGGGCAACCGGCTGCGACAGAGCGTGTCCAAGCCCCCCGGGGTGCCGTCGTACGAGACCCACGTCTACGTGAAGGCCAACGGCACGGCGGAGAAGATGCTGGAGGACGCTTGGTCCTGTGCGCCCCAGGTGCTGGAGGGCATCGCGGACTGCACCGTGGTGGTGCCAGTGCTCAGTGCGTACTGCGCCTCGCTGATGGCTGAGCAGAGCCCGCACCGCCGGGACCGGCTGGTGAACTGGCTGAGGCTGGCCGATCAGGTCTCCGCATGACTGTCTCGACCGGTTGGATCGAGTTCGGGTCCGAGGGCTACGAGGCGATGTCGTCGATCGAGTTCGCGGCGCGGCGACGCAAGGAGCAGGACCAGGTGATCGCGGAGTTGCTCCCGGTGGTCACCGCGTGGATCGAGGACCTGGACAACCCCAACCGGTTCCAGGACCTCAACGAGGCCCTCACCCAGGTGTACCTCGATGCGTACCTGGCCGAAGGTGGCGACCGGCGGGCCCGTACAGCGGGGTTCATCTACTCGCTGCGCGGCGTGGTTAACCACACCATGTCCACCTCCGACCCGGGCACGACAGCGACTTGGTTGGCGGTGGCAGCCATGAACGCTGCCGCCCTCCAGGCCGGTGTCGACGAGGTTCGTCCCGTGCTGATGAAGTGGACCACCATGCACGACAGCAAGGTGCGCGACGCCCATGCTGCCGCAGACCGTCAGCGGCGCCCCCCGGGTTCGGTGTTCCTGGTCGGGGGGGAGCGGATGCGCTACCCGGGTGACCCGCGCGGGAGCCTGGAGAACACCATCAACTGTCGCTGCGTCTTGCAGCCCGTCTACATCCACCTCGACGCAGCGTCACTGACCGCCGCTTCTCAGAAGGAGAACACCATGCTCGAAACCCCTCTGGCGTGGCACGGTGTCCTCGCCCCCGAAGGTGCCTGGTCCGGAGATGGCCGGCGGTTCGCGCTGGACTCGCTGCGCAACCGGGATCTCCCCCTTCCGTTGACCTGGCAGCGAGCCACCAACGAGGGACACGACGGCTCCACCGTGGTGGGCCGGATCGACTCCATCGAGCGAGTGCCCGGGGAGAGCGGGGTCAACCTGATGCAGGCCGAGGGGGTCTGGATCGACACCCCGGAGACCGATGAGATCGTCGGCCTGGTGGCCGAGTTCGGCAAGTTCGGAGTGAGCGTGGACGCCGACGACTCCGAGTTCGAGTTCGACGAGGAGAGCGGTCAGGTCACCTTCAACTCGGCCCGGATCGCCTCCGCCTCCCTGGTCTCGATCCCGGCCTTCGCCGAGGCATACATCGCGCTGGGGACCTGGGCCGACGAGGCCGCCGGAGCCCCGCCGTTCCCGCCGAAGAAGAAGGATTCTCAGGACCCTGAGGATGATGCGGAGCCGGTCGACGAGGAGGAGTGTGACCCCGACGCTCCGGACTACGAGGAGTGCTTGGCGAAGAAGAAGCAGGACAAGGAGCCGATGGACGGCGATGAGCCCGGCTGGGTGCCGATCAAGCCGAGTGCCAGCGACGACGCCAACACCATCGCCGCCAGCCAGGGGGTCTCCGGACCGGAGGCCACCATCACGCTGATCAGCGAGGAGTCCTGGGACGGCAGCGCAGGGCGGTTCACCCCGGAGCAGTGGAAGGCCTCGACCATCCTGCACGTCTGCACCGGGGACGAGAAGTCCTGCCACAAACTCCCGATCAAGGAGCCCGGGGGCGCCCTGAGTCGCGCCGGGGTGCACGCCGCCGCGTCCCGCTTCAACCAGGTGGACGCCCCGGCCGAGGCCAAGGCCAGCGCCGCCCGGCAGTTGCGCGGTGCGTACAAGCAGTTGGGTGAGGAGCCACCGGACGCGATCAAGGCCGCCCTCGATGCGGCCACCTTTGGTCGCGGGCCGGGCTGGGTGACCAACCCGGAGGAGACCCGCCGCCTCTGGGCGTACTGGACCCAGCCTGGTCACGAGGGCTACGCCAAGATCAACTGGGGGGTGCCCGGCGACTTCAACCGCTGCCGGGCCCTGGTGGGGGAGAAGATCGCCGCCAACTCCCCCGAGGACATGCGCTTCCTCAACCAGATCTGTGCCCAGTGGCACTACGACGCCATCGGCTACTGGCCGGGTCGGGCCCCGAGCGAACTTTCTCAGGGTCCTGAGAATGGTGAGCCCGCTCCGGCGGTCAGCCTGGTCGCCTCGGGCGGCATCAAGGCCCCGGCGGACTGGTTCAAGAACCCGAACCTGACTGAGCCCACCCACCTCACCGTGACCGAGGAGGGTCGGGTGTTCGGCCACCTCGCGGAGTGGTCGTCCTGCCACATCGGCTACGAGGATGTCTGCGTCGCCCCGCCGATGAGCCAGAGCGACTACGCCTACTACGCCTCCAAGCGGGTGTTGCTGGACGACGGCACCCAGGCCCGCACCGGCGTGCTCTCCCTGGGGGGTGGGCACGCTCCCGGCCACATGGGCTTCACGGCTGCCATCGAGCACTACGACCGCACCTCCGCCGGGGTGGCCGACATCGCGGTGGGCGAGGACGAGCATGGCATCTGGGCAGCGGGCTGGATGCGCCCGGGCTGGACCGAGCAGCAGGCGTACACCCTGCGGGCCTCCGACGTGTCCGGCGACTGGCGCGAGGTTCGCCCCGGGCAGATGGAGATGGTGGCCGCGCTCGCGGTCAACGTGGCCGGGTTCCCGGTGGTCGCGGTGCACAACCAGGCCCAGGTCGCGCTGATCGCGGCCGGAGTGGTGGCCAAGCCCGACGACCCGATGGACGCAGTGATCCAGGGTGTGATCAAGGCGCTGGCCCGGCGCGACAAGATGGCTCAACTACGCGAGAGAGTGGGAGCGAACTGATGGCCTGCGCGTGCGGACAGAACAAGAAGGCGACGACCTGGACCTACGTGTCCAAGGACGGCACCACCACCAAGGACTACCCGAGTGAGATCCAGGCCCGGGCAGCCGTGGTGCGCGGCGGCGGCGGCAAGGTCGTGGCGAAGCAATGAGCGGCAACACTGGCTTCGCGGGAGGGACCGAGGGTGCTGATCCGGTACCCGCGAAGCAGGAGTCCGCGCCGGACGGCTCGACCGTACTGGGCAAGGCGGACCCCCCCGCCCCGCCCGGTGGCGAGCAGAACCGGGACTACCGCAACGGGGACGAGAAGGGGGTGGCTGACGATGGTGGTGCAGTCGGCTAAGGAGGCGATGGACAACGCCGCCGGGACCACCAACTGCGACGTGGGCATGTGCCTGTGGCAGACCCAGGAGTGGCTGGAGTCCCCGCACATGTACCCCGACGCCAGTGCTCAGTGGAACGCCGCCAAGTACAAGCACGCCGGTGACCGAACGCCACCCGAAGGTGCCCCCGTCTTCTGGACCGGGGGTGGCTCTGGGTACGGCCACGCGGTCGTCTCGATGGGTGGCGGCATGGTCCGCTCCACCGACCAGCAGTCCAACGGCAAGTGCGCCACGGTCAGCATCGACGAGATCGACCGGGACTGGGGCAACCTCACCTACAAGGGCTGGACCGAGGACATCGCTGACGTGCGGCTGTCCTACCTGACCGCCGGTGGCGAGCCGGACAACCCGAACGGGGTGAAGGTCGGTGACACGGTGTACGTCATCGCGGGCGGCGAACTCAACGGTCGGGACGAGCCCAGCGGAGAAGGTGACGTGGTGAAGACCAGGCCCTACGGCGACACGTTCGTGGTCACCCAGTTGGTTGACGGATGGGCGGCTGAGTGATGGTCGACGGATTGATCGGCGTCGATGTCTCGTCCAACAACAACTCGTCCTGGGAGGACGACGCCTGGGACTACGGCTGGGTGAAGGCGACCGAGGGCAAGTCCTATGCCAACCCCGACCGAGCCCACCAACTCGGGGTGATCCGGGACCGGGGCAAGGTTGCCGGGCACTACCACTGGCTCAACAAGGGCGACGTGACCGCTCAGGTCCACTGGTTCGTGGACAACGCCGACGTGCAGCCCGGCGACCTGATCGCCTGCGACTGGGAGAACGACACCGGCACCGGCACCGCCTCCTGTGCGCAGAAGGACGACTGGATCGAGCAGGTCCAGGGGCTCTTCCCGGACAACCGGGTCGGGCTCTACTGCAACAAGGACTTCTGGCGGAACAAGGACACCACCTCGTTCGCGGGTGACTATCTCTGGATCGCTGACCCCAACGGCGGGTCGGACCCGGGGATCGAGTACGAGTGGACCTTCCACCAGTACACCTGGGAGCCCTACGACAAGAACCGGGCACCGAAGTTCGCTACGCTGGCGGCGCTACAAGCCTGGGCCGGGGCTGACGTTCCCCCCGAGCCGCCGGACCCCGACCTGGGTGGCGTGTGGTTCTCGACCGACTACCTGTTCCCCATGGTCAAGCCCGACCCCACCAACCCCAACGGTGTGAAGAAGGGCGACGAGGTCAAGGTCACCGCCAGTGGTGGGCTCACGGCACGCACCCTCCCCGGTGGGCCGAAGTCGCTCGACAAGGACGGCAACACGATCGTCCGCGAGACCGGCTACACCTTCGATGTCACCGGTGACCTGGTGAGCGGCTGGGTCACCGGGGGCACGAACTGGTACTCCAGCGACTACCTCGATGTGGTGGACGCACCACCGCCTGCGGCGAAGCCGGGGTGGAAGCACCACAAGACCCTCAGCCTGAACGGGGTGTCCGGCTCGGTCTCCTACCTCCAGGGCATGGCCCGGGTCGATGCCATGACCGAGGACGACGGCACCTCCCACGCTGAGCGCTGGATCGTGGCGCAGGACTACAACAACGCCGGGGACATCCGGTTCCTGATGTTCGACTCCAGCGGCAAGTACATCGACTGGATGCAGGTCAACGACGCCGGGCACGGACAGACGGTCTACGCCTACCGCTCCGCCGCCGGGAACCTCTACGTGTGGTGCGGCGAGGACCCCTCGTACCGCTACCCGTGGAACTCGGGCAAGAAGGTCTCCCGCACCTCCGGCGACAAGATGGACTACAAGGGCGGTCGGCCCCAGGCGGGCTACCACGACCGGGTGGCCTTTCGCTCCGCCACGGACACCAAGGAGACCATCTCGATCTTCGACCGGACCGACTTCACCGGTGGCGACAACCGGTCGGACCCGATCGAGGAGGTCACCCTCTCCAAGCGCACCGACCTCACCCAACAGTCGTGGTCGTGCAACGAGTCCCGGATCTACCGGATCTACGGCAGCACCAACGAGTCTCCGGACCCCTCCGGCGGCAAGCATGTGCTGGACGTGTTCGACTGGGCCGGGACGTGCTTGCTGAGCAAGTTCGACGTGACCGGGATGCACCTGTCCGGGTCGGACGAGGATGAGCCTGAGGGCCTCTGTTTCGCGGCGAACGGAGCGGTGCTGGCCGCAAAGCGCGAAGGTGGTGCATCGGCGTCGGCACGTGACTACGTGGTGTGGGAGATGACCGGGCTGCCCTGAGCGACTGGGAGTGGTGGGTCTTCGGCACAGGCGTGGCGATCGGGCTGGTGGTGGGGATCTGTCTCGGTGTCGTCGCGGTGATCTTGGCCGACCCGAGGGAGTGAGATGCGCAGACGACTGGCCGACCGCCCGACCGGGGATCTGCTGATGCTGGTCGTCGTGGCCACCGTCTGTTTCTCGGTGCTCGCCTCTGGTACGGCCCTGTTCCTCATCACCATCCTGGTGCCAGACCGGGATACCCAAGCCGGGTTCCACGCACTCGGGGATGTGGTCAACACGTTGATCGGTCTGCTGGCTGGCTTCATGGCCGGACGCACTGACGCCACCCTCGCCAGACAGCGCTACGCCCAGGCGACGGAGAGGGCCGATGTCCCGGCTGACGGGTAGCCCGCTCGGGTACTGGGTGGCCGGGGGGCTAGCGACCCTGGCCTTCGCCGGGACGGTCGTCAACGGCATCGTCAGCGCCCCGAGCACGCCGGGGGCTCCGACTGTGCTCGTGGGGCCACAGGGTCCGCAGGGCCCGCCGGGGCCTGCGGGTGCCGACGCCACCGCCAAGCCGGGCCCGCCAGGGCAGCAGGGTCCACAGGGCGAGCCCGGGGAGGTCGGACCGCCTGGCCCGCAGGGTGAGCCCGGAGGTCCGGGTCCCGCTGGTCCGCCGGGGGCGGGGCTCCCGGGTGTCGATGGCCAGGATGGCGACACCGGTCAGCAGGGAGCCGACGGCAAGCAGGGTAAGCCAGGTCCAGCCGGTCAGCAGGGCAAGGATGGCCAGGACGGCACCGATGGCACCCGTGGCCCGCGCGGCCCGCAGGGGCCAGTCGGTCCAGTGGGTCCACAGGGTTCCCCCGCTCCGGTGCCATCGACGCCTGCCGAGGTGTTCTGCCCGGTCGGGTTCACCTTCGCCGAGGTCGAGGTCCATCAGCGCGAGCCCGTGGATCAGGATCTGGCGGTGTGGGTGTGCGTGCCCAACGAGGAGGCCAGTATTGCTCCGCCAGGTACGCGATGAACCGCACTGGCAGGGCGGCGGTCCAGAGCAGGGCTGGATGGATCACGGCTGCCTCGGGTGGTA